TAAAGATGGAAATCAACTCTGTCCATTCTGGTCACTCGTTCAGTACTGTCCCGGGGACTACTGTTGAGGTCTCTACAGCAGGTAACAGCTACCAAACGGGTAAGGTCTTCTTGAATGAGATGTTCCGTGGTCGCTACCAAGCTGAAACTACAGACACCTTCAACAACTGGCAGTATGGCGCTGTTAAGAACTTTGCTGATGATGGTGGTACAATCGTAAACAACATCGCAAGTGTTACCACTGGTAATGCTGGAAGCCCTCCTGTTGTTACTGTTGCTGCAGGTGAGCGTGTAGAGGTTCGTGAGACTGGCAACAATGGTCAAGGTACTGTTGAGTTCCCGCCTAACGCTAACGAGTACAACGGTCGCTATGAGTTCTATGACATGCCAAGCGTGCCTGAGCTAGACGGACAGTATGTGTACATTAAGCCAATCGCAGCTAATCAGTTTGAGGTCTATACTGATGAGGCTTTGACAACTGGCTTTACTGTTACTTCTACGCACTCGGCTAATGAGGGGTACATCAAAGGCTTCCGTGGTTCTCGAATTGTGTGGTCCGTCTTTGCTAAGACACGTACTGCTGCGCACCCCACTGGCCCAGTTAAACTGATGACTACCATCAACTGGAAAGAGATCATTCAGTAATGCCCTCTATTGCTTTCAATTATGGCTACAACGAATTCTGGGCCGTATATGACCCCGCTAATGGTCTGTACGGAAACCAGAAGGTAGCATTTGATGGCCCAAACAAGCGCATTATTATCCACGAAGGTGTCACCGACATTGACGTAAAGCAGGATATCTACTCAAACTGGAAAGAGTGGATGCAGGTACGAGACAATGCTAAGTACCTACCAGCTATCCGTACTACTGGGGGTGACCCTGTTCCGGGTAATCAGTTTACTGGTGATACCTACTTCCTTATCAATGACTGGCAGATTGTAGTTAACCAACTGGTTAAGGTCACTGGTATCCTCTATCATGACAACCCTGAGCTAGAGCCTTTCATTGTTAACTCTGGTGGTGGTGTTATTTCCACAGTGTCTAACTTGGCTCAGTCCGTAACTACCTCTGATGGTGCTCTAACGGCAGAACAAGCGGCTCAACTTGCACTTATTGAAGAAGTATTAAGAGCAGCTAAACAGTCTGTCTCTCTGTCTGCATAAGGAAAGAACATGACTATTTACGCGATTGCGCACGATGTCTTGGATTACGATGCGTCTCCCTCTTTCTACGACAACCTTACATATGGTCTTAACTTATGGGGAAACAACCTTGGTACTGGCGGTAGCGGGACTTTTACATTCCCTTCCCCAGTTCAGGTGGATTGCTGGGTACATTTTAAGCGTAGTCACACTGCTAACAGTCTCTATGGTGGTTCTGGTGGTGCAGGGGAGTTTCAACTCTTTAGTAACACTGGTCAAGAAATACTTAGGTTGGTTCGAGATGAAACGAGCAACCCTTATATCCGCATATATACCAGTGCTGGCGCTACTCTTGGGGATTACTATTGGAATTCTATTACCTCCGCCCCTGTTAATGATGTAAACGATTACGACATAGATTTTGGGTTCGAGGGTTCCGATAGAATTAAACTGTATATCGCTGGTGGATTGGCAATAGACGTTACTGGTCATGGTCACACTAGCTTAAATAAGTACGTCATACGAAACTCTGATGCTGGGTCTGCTGATGACTTCGCCGGTGAGTTTATTTGTGCCGACTTTGTAACTATCGGCTGCAAGATTAAAAGTATACCTATCGGCACCCCCACGACAAACGATTTAACAGGTACAGCAAGTCTCTTTACAGACCGAGTAAACGGGGACACCAAAGCAGAGTACATTGATGACTTTATGATCACAACTACTTCTGGAAGTAAGTTTGTTGCTCCAGTATCTTCCTACACCAAAGATACCGACAAATCTATTGTTGCCGTTAGTCTTAAAAACTATGCTAATTATACTACAGGCAGTCCTGTTCAAAGCCTTAGACAACAGCTAGTTATCGGTGGAACAACCTATAATATAAACAGCCCTAGTTTAACTGAATCACTTGATCTTTACAAAGTTGAAGTAGAAACAAACCCAGACACGTCTGCTGCTTGGACTGAGTCTGACATTCAAGGGATGTCTGTTGGCGTAGAAGTATTAACTTAATAGGGGTTAACAATGGCTGAAGCTAACCTCTCCGGTCTGAGACTAACTGTAGTTGAACGGACTATACCCAATACAGCGCTTACTGGGCTAAGACTAACCGTAGTCGAAAAACCACTTCCCCCGACAAGTCTCACTGGCCTTCGTATGACTGTCGTTGAACGGCAACCTGCCCCAGGCTCACTAGCTGTACCTACTGCTTCGGAGGCTCCTCAGTATATCGTTGAGAACGACACCCCTTATGTTAAGTTTGAGCCAGAGACTAACAATAAGAAGATTTACTTCTACCCTGAAGCCACGGGCACTCATGAGATTATAGCTCTCCGTCCTAATCTCTTGGACTTCTATGAAGCTACTCAGACATTCACTGGCCCCGCTCAACTGCGAGTTCCCCACTTCAACCAAGTGTTTATTACCCCGCGTACCTTGACGGGCACTGAGCGTACTAAGATTAAGAACGGGATGTTAGTTGAAGCTTTAGGTTCTGGTATCGACATTGACGCTGGTACACCGAACTCTGTCGTGGGCGGATTAAAAGACCCCCTTCTAGTGTAATCTTCTAAGGAGAGATAAATGACTTGGGCAAAACAACTTTTCAAAGACAGTCCTTTATCCATTGCACAAGGTGAGGTTAACGGTCATAGCTCAATTCACAAATTTGGCGCTGTACCCACCATGTCGAATAACAACTCCGGCACGGTTTGGGATGTAAACGACACAGATTATCCTTGGTCGTCTTGGGATACTCCCGGTACTCTCCAAATACCCGCTGTAGCTACAGATGATGGCCTTTCTATTACCATCGAGGGTCTTGATGAAAACTTTGAGATTCAGACCGCAACTGCAATTATCTCAAGCACTGTAGCTACCCCAGTCGTAGGCACTTGGTCTAGGGTTTATCGAGCCTACTGCACCAATGCTTCTAATGTCGGTGCCATCCCTATTCAGAAGGGTGGTGTTACAGTAGCTAACATTATTGCAGGTAAGTCTCAAACCCTAATGGCTGTTTATACAGTCCCGGCCAATACCACTGGCTATCTTATGAAGGGTACTTGCACTTGTGGCGCTAGTGCTGATGCCACTGGTGATGTGTATGTTCGTTACGACGGTCAACCTAACTTCCGCATTGGTCATTCCTTCGAGGTTTCTGGTACTGGTGGCGAATATACCTACGAGTTCTCAGTCCCTATACGACTACCAGCTAAAACTGACATTGATGTTAGGGCGGCTGTTAGGACTAACAATGCTAGAGTAACAGCAGCTTTTGATCTTATTCTCGTAAAGGACGGTTATGAACATGTTTGACCCTGACAACCTACCTACAGAAGACGAGATCAATAAAGCTGACAAGCCTTTGAATAAGCCTTTCCGTTTACCTAAAGGCTCGTCGAAGAAGTTTGGGGTCTACGTCAAGGATGGGGATAAAACGAAGAAGGTCACTTTCGGTGACCCTAACATGGAAATCCGCAGGGACGACCCCAAGGCACGGGCTAACTTCCGTAGTCGTCATTCCTGCGACACAGCCACAGACAAGACCTCCGCTCGTTATTGGTCTTGTCGCATGTGGGAGAAAGGAACTTCGGTGGGACAAATGACTAAGATAGAAGGTCAGATCCTTAAAGCTGATGATGAGCAGCGTATGGTATACGGTTGGGCCTCTGTAATTACAGAAGACGGTGAGCCTGTAGTAGACCGCCAAGGCGATATGATTGAAGCTGAAACGCTCGTCAAAGCCGTTAACGATTTTATGGAACATGTGCGTGTCGGTAAGACTATGCATATTGGAGAGCAGACAGGTGTGATTGTACACTCTATGCCCGTCACTAAAGAGATTGGCGAAGCTCTCGGTATTCACTCTAGCCGTGAAGGTTGGGTTGTCGCATACAAGGTGTACGATGATGCAGTCTGGGAAATGGTTAAGAGTGGTGAACTTGCGGCCTTTTCTATTGGGGGCCGTGCTATGAAACAGGAGATTGACTAATGCCAACGCTTCTGAAGAACCTCATGCTTGAAGAACTGTCTTTAGTAGACCGTCCTGCTAATGCACAGGCGATGGTCAGTCTCTTTAAGCGTGACGACTCCCAAGAGGAAGAAATGACTGAAACATTAGAAAAGATGGGCTACGATGAAGCTAAGATCAAGGCCTATATGGAAGAGCAAGGCTGTGGTCGCAAAGAAGCGATGATGGCCCTTAACATGAAAGAAGAGGCTCCTATGGAGAAATCTGAAGAGGCCACTGAGTCACAAGAGCATAGCCAAGTCGAGGCTCTCAAGGCTGAGAACGAACTTCTCCGCAAGAGCTTGATCGAAAACGGCTTTGTTATTAAGGCTGACTCGGTAGAAAAGAAAGAGCAAGTAGAGACCATTGAGGTCGGTGGTGAGATGGTTGTTAAGTCGGACATCCCTGCCCCTGTCTTGAAAGCACTTGAAGAAGCTGCAGTCGAGAAGCGTATGGTTGAACTACGCAAGCGGGCTGAAGCTGACCTCCCCCACTTTGACCTTGAAGTAGCTATGGCACTCTTGGAGAAGCTGGATCTGGAGGATGAGAAAGTCCTTGAAGCACTGAAGGGCGCTGACGCTGCTTTTGCTGCTGTAATGGACGAGGTTGGTGAAAAGGCCGTGGACGCCGACATGACTGACCCCCAAGCTAAACTGGACAAGATGGTACAGGCACACTCTGCAGAGCATGGTGTTAACAAATACGATGCTTTTGATGCCATCTCGAAAACTGCAGAGGGTAAAGCCCTCATCGCCAAGACATATGAAAAGGATGTGTAATCATGGCTGTTACTGAATCGCGCAATACGCGCACCTTTATTGCTGGGGAAGATCTGTCCACAGCTCAATTCAAGTTCGTTACTCTGGAAGCTGACGGTCAGGTAGATCTGGCTGATGCAGCCGGTGAACAGTGCATCGGCATTGTTGAGAACGACCCTGCCTCTGGTGCAGAAGCAACGGTTGTAGTCGCTGGTAAAACCCGTGTGGTTTCTGGTGGCACTATCGCTGCTGGTGCAGCTATCGCAACGGACGCCGCTGGTGATGCTGTAACTGCAGCCGCTGGCAACATTATTATGGGTTACGCTATGGAAGCAGGCGTTGACGGTCAAGTGATCGCCATCGAACTGATCCAAGGCGGCAACGCTGCTGCTTAACCTGAACTAGGAAGGAATAACAACAATGCCTATGTTGACCGCTAATCAGGTACATATCGATCAGCCGCTTACCAACCTGACGATTGCTTACCTGCAGAACCAAGACAACTTTATCGCTGATAAGGTTTTCCCTAACGTCGCAGTGTCGAAGAAGACTGACAAGTTCTACATCTACGACCGCGAGAACTTCTACCGTAGTGAAGTCCAGCCTCGTGCTCCTCGTACGCGCTCGCAGCGTATTGGCATGAGCCTCTCGACTGACACCTACACCGCAGAAGTACGCTCACTGTCGACTGACTTCGACTTCGAAACTCTGTCGAACGCTGACGCTGTTCTGGACATCCGCCGTGGTGCCTCGGAAATGCTGACGCACAACCTGCTGATCGACCGTGAAAAGCGCTTCATGAACACCTTCTTCGGTGCCGGTATCTGGACCACTGAATACACTGGTGTTGCTAACGCTGACAACGACACCGCAGCAGAAGTCACCCAGTGGGATGACTACACCAACTCCACCCCCATCGTTGACGTGACCAACGCTCGTCGTGCGATGCAGGTTGCCTCGGGCGGCTTCAAGCCGAACAAAATGGTTGTTACTCGTGATGTTCACGACACGCTTGTCAACCACCCTGACATCCTTGCTCGCCTGAACGGTGGCGCAACCGTAACCAACACTGCTCTGGTCACCTCGGCCAAGCTGGCAGAGATCTTCGAAGTTGCTGAATACTACGTAGTTGACGCAATCGAGAACTCCTCGCCTGAAGGTGTTGCTGAGTCTCTGGGCTTTGTAGCTACGAAGAAAGCTGCACTGTACTACGCTCCGCAGTCCGCTGGTCTGATGGTTCCGTCCGCTGGCTACAACTTCACTTGGAACGAGTTGGATAACGCTTCGGGCTACGGCATCGACGTTCGTTCGTACACTGGTGATTGGCTGCGTGTCGAAGGTGTAGCAGAACTGCTGGAAGCTAACATGGCCTACGACCAAAAGGTTGTTGGTTCTGACCTCGGCGTGTTCTTCAACACCGTCTTGTCGTAAGGAGTAGGTGAATGACCCGACCACCTTTCCAATACGATAAGCCGGTCTTCGTTCGCACCCCTAATGGGCTGCTGATGAGTGGTAAGCGCTATAACAAAGGAGACCTCGTTCCGTGGAAGGAGCGGGGCCTCCCCAAGGCTAATATCGAACGCCTTTATAACGAACACCACCTACACCATAACGAAGACTTGGAAGAAGTGGTTAAGCCCTTGGTGGGGGATGGCCTAGACGAGATGACCGACGAAGAGTTGGAGATCCTCGTTAAGAGTATCAACGCCAAGGTCAAAGCTAAGGTACCTGCACACGAATACGATAAGAAGAAGTGTCGAGTGTCTAAGGTGCATAGTAAACAGTGTGGGTTTATCCGTTCTTGGCGGAGGAACTACGGCGAACTAGAGGCTGAATGATGGCTTGGACATACGACGAAACTGATCTTGACAAATCTACTCCCTCTGGGCGTTTGAACGTTGTCAGGTTGCTCATAGGTGACACTGAAACCTTGGATCAACTTCTTCAGGATGAAGAGATCAACTTCGCCCTGTCCGAATCTAACAACAACACCTACTTTGCCGGAGCTTGGGCAGCTAATGCCATTGCAGCTTCCTATGCTAGACGTGTGACCACAAAACTAGACGGGGCCTTGAGTGCTGAATACAGCGATCTCGCTAAACAGTATAAGGCCCTGTCTAACGACCTGCGTGAGCAAGGTCAAAAGTACTCCCTGACGGGAACCAGTCTAAGTGCTGGTGGAATATCTGATGCAGCTATTGTCGCTGCTCAATCTCTCTCGGACCGACCCTCTTCTGCTTTCTCTAAGGGCCAGTTTGATAACGGAACAGCTTTCCAGTATATTCAGGACAATGACTGATGGCCTTCAGGGCATACGATCTACTGCAGCTAGTCAGAGAACATGGGGAGCCTCTAACTCTCCGTAAGAAATCTTATGGTGCTTATGACCCAGCTTCAGGTACCCTAAGTAGCTCCCTTATTGTAGACCACGGCTTTACCGGCTACTTCTACACCTACCAATTAAATAGTATTGACCAGATCAACCGGGGTATCCGTAAGTGTGTAATACCTGCCTTGGATGCGGGGGTTATCCCTGATGACGAAGACGAGATCTTGGGTAACGGTGACACAGTGACGATCAATAGAGTTGTCACTATGTACAGCGCAGGTTCTGTTGTTTGCCATATTTGTGATGTAGGTGAGTAATGCAGGTTACAGTTAGGAAGGCTCGGTTAGCCAATAAGTCTGAAGAGATGAAGAAGGCTATCGAAGAAGAAATTGCTGACAGGCTACTTACCGCTATTGACTACTTAGAGCAAGAGGTACCTGTTAAGTCTGGAGCCTACTCCAGGTCTATGCACCTCAACCCCAGAGGGGATACCAGCGGCACCTCAGAGACCTCTAGACGTAAGCCGGTATCTGTAGACCCTAATTCAGATAGGGCGATTATGGCAGATCGTTTGTATGCCTCCCTTGAGAAGATTGAGCTCTTAGACGGTGCTACCCTAGTAAATAACGCTCCTCATGCTAAGTATGTAGAAGGCTACTGGGGAGTATTTGACCAGCTTAGGAGTGTCCTTAAATGAGTGACATCAATAATGACATTAGAGCTGCCCTAGAATCTCACCTTAATGCCGCAAACTTAGCAGACATCGCTTGGGAGAACGTCTCTTACTCCCCCACTACTGGCACTAAGTTTATTAAGACAGTTTACACCCCGACAACAAGACGACCTTCTGTCATGGGGCTATCTCCCCAGCAACGATATGACGGTCTATTCCGAGTTCTTTGCCATGCTGCAGAGGGTAGTGGCCCAAAAGAAGCAAATGATCTAGCTACTAGCGTCATTCAGCTATTCGAGGCAACCTCTGATATTGACTATACGGGCTCACAGACAGTCAGGGTATCTATCGACTTCGCGGAAAGACGTATCGCATTCGTAGATAACCCTTGGTACATAGTTCCAGTTAACATTAGCTGGTACACCTACAAGTAAAGGAAACTAACATGGCTTTTGCACAAGGCTCTCGCTCGCAGCTGGCATATGGAGTCCAAACGGACTTCACAACCGAAGCTACGAGCTTTACTAACCTTCCGTTCACCACTCACTCGCTTAACCTTAGCAAAGAGCGTGTAGCTGGTACGGATATTCAAGCAGACCGTATGCCCCGAGTTGACCGTCACGGCAACCGTACTGTGGCAGGTGACATCGTAGCTGACCTCCGCCATCGTGAATTCGATGTGTTGATGCAGTCTGCACTTATGTCGAACAATGACTTTGCTACTGGCTTCACTGCTGGGGACGGTTTGACCACTGTAGCTAACGCTGCTGTTGTAGGTCAGACCCCCACCTACCTAACCATCGAAGACTACGCCTCGGATATTGACCAAGCTCGCCTGTTCACTGGCATGACTGTCAACACTATGGCTGTCTCTATGGCACCTAACCAGATGGTGACTACAACCTTCGGCTTGATTGGTCGTAACATGAGCATCTCGGCTACCGAGAAAACTGGTGTTACCG